AGGAGAAATGTTAAAAAAAGACATTGATAATAATCCTGCTTTAACACAAATAGCTAAAGAATATAATTTAACTTCAACACAAAAAAAATTCATGAAAGCATTTTTATGTTTAACTAATGAACAAAAAGATACTATTATTGAAACTATGAAAATAATGGTAGATGCTACATTTGAAAAGAAACAACACATTATTTATGAAACTTCTGATGAAAACTTAAGCTCATCTGAAAGAAGAGCATTAATCAACCAAGAATTAGATGATGAGGAAAAAGTTCAAGAAATGGAAAAAAAGGAAATATTATAAGTTTTCATGCTTATAAGTGGTATAAAAAGTATTATTAATATTTTTTATATCAAAAAAAGACCACCTTTAATGGTGGCCTTTTTTATTGATAAAAATAATATAAATGTTAAGATAATACTATAAATATAGAAGGAAGTGTTTTTATGTATTATTTAAGAAGTCTTGTTTTATGCTCTATTTTTATTTTATTAATGGTATCTAGTTGTTTTGCACATGTACGAACAGCATACGAACCAGAATGGGACAACGCTTACTCTTTAAGCGTACAAAGTATTAGAGCTAATCTCGGTCTTTGTTTTGTAAAATATTCTACACCAACAGAAGATATGTACTGGTTTAGAATGGATAAAAGAAAAGATGAAGATAAAATCTTACCTTATGCTACTTTTATAATAGATGGTATTGAATATCCTGTAGTAGCTTTAAAAAATCCAGATTATAGATATCTAGAAGCTGGACAAACATTAATTGATACATCATCATTAAATAACGTTGTTCAACATAGTAATTTTAGATATTTCAACTTAAATAAAGAAATAATTCAAAAACTATCTACAGCCAATGAAGTAAAACTTAAATTTGATTGCGTTTCTAGAATAAATAGAACTACCACAATACCAGATGATTTGGTATTAGCTGTTAAAGAACAAATAAAAATGCCATATGAAGATATAAAAGCTAACTGGAAACCAATTGATGACTCTTTATAATCAACTTCATATTTTATAAGAAATAGGAAGTTAAAAAATTAAGGTAGATGCTAGAAACACAATATCTAGTATCTACCTTTTTTATTTTGCTTAAAATATGTATTCTCTAAATGGATTTTTTATAAAATTTGACTGACTTTGATTGAGTTCGCCAAAACCACTATATATTGTGTTATATAATATATATATTGTTTATATATATGTTGTATATACTTTATATATATTATATATTGCATTTCTATATATATGTTATATAATATATATATACCACATATAAGGAGTGATATTATGGAAATCATCTCTATAATAAATCAAAAGGGCGGAGTTGGAAAAACAACAACTGCCCAAAATTTAACAGCAGGTTTAAGATTGCAAAATAAAAAAGTATTATTGCTAGATTTAGATGCACAATGTAATTTAACTTTATTACAGCAAGCAACTAAATATAAATATAATATTTTAAACGTTCTAAAAAATGAAGTTGACATAAATACAGCTGTCGAAAAAGATTTTATCGCTGGATCTAAGTTTCTAGTTGGTGAAAATACTGAAATTGAGTTAAATAAATTGAAAAATGAATTGCAAAAATTAAAAACTGATTATGATTATATAATAATTGATACACCACCAGCATTATCTAATATAACTATTAATGCATTAACAGCAAGTACAGATATTATAATAACGATAACAGCAGATTTACTACCAATTCAAGGTTTAGTTGATTTATACAAAACTGTACAATCTATACAAAAAACATCTAATAAAAACCTTAATATAAAAGGGATCTTAGTAACTAGATTTAATAAACGAACTATATTAGGAAGAACTATGTTAAATAGTCTTATTGATATAGCAGAAAAATTAAATACAAAAGTATTAAATACCAAAATAAGAGATAGTATCTCTATAAAAGAGTCCCAAGCAAAAATGACTGATATATTTAAATATGCTAGATACTCTACAGCTGGTCGAGATTATAGAGCATTAGTAAAAGAAATATTGGAGGATAAATAATGAGTAACTTTAAAACTTTTGATAATCCAGCAGATATGCTATTAGGTTTAGATGATAACAAACCAGAACCTGAAATAATAACAGATAAAAAAAATCTAAAAGAAATTCTTGATTATGAAAAACAAACAAAAAAGAAATTAATAGTCATTGGTCCAAAATTATTTGAAATCATAGAAAAAAAAGCTAAAATTGATGGTCGCAGTGTTAATAATTATATAGTTAACGCATTAAAAGAATATGTACTAAAATAATAAAAGAGCCTAGCACATAAATTAGTGTTAGGCTCTTATTTTTTATCCATTTAGAGCTGTTTTATTTTTATCTTAATTTATACCTACAAAGATTTTAAACAGCTTATACAGGCTATTATTTTATAGCTTTTTGGCAATCCTTATACCAAAGGCACACATCTATATTACATTGTTTAGTTGCATAACAAGGATTATTTCCCTCTTGCTCCTGCAATATATGTATCATATCTGCTTTTTTTGCTTTCTTTGGTAGTATTACAGCTCTATCTTTTGCTATAGTTTTTATTTCTTTTATTGTTGGCATCTACTCACCTTCTTTCTTGGTATATATAAATTTATTTAAACTAGGCACTAACTTTAGCTTTACTTCTAAACTAAAAAAGATTACGCTTGGGAGGATTGCGGAGCCGTGTTCTAGATATAGTTATACCTTTAGCGTTCTACTAAAGATATAACTATATTTTTTTACGCCTGGTTTTCTTGCGTCTGCCAGTCCAGTTTTCTACTAGTTCCTGCTTTTACACAGGTAGGATATTAATGGTTACTTAATTGCCCCAACCACCATACGTTTCCATATGTTATCCTAATACGGCTTATAGCTTATGCTACAATCCCAGTCTGCAACTTACGTTGCCTTTAACCACCGTTGTCTACTTTTAACCATATAAATATATTACTCAAATAAAAAAAGCCGTCTAAACGGCTCTCATGAGTTCTTATTTACTTAGGCTTATTAAGGGAGTTTAACAACATTCCGCCCTCTTAGGTAAATGCAAATAGTAGAATATATTTGCATGCCCCACCGATTTTCCGCCTCCGCTGGTGATACGGTTGGTTACTTTCTGCAACCACTTATTTATACACTCCGCCAAGTGTAGCTTTCGCTCTCCTAGAATAAGCATCTAGGCACGCTCTTGACGTTTATTCCGCCAAGTGATTTTAGATACTAAAAAACACATTTATCATCATTCCCACATGGGAAAAATGTAAATGTGCCTACTATTCCTACCTAAAATCATTTTATTTTGTGATATCATATGTTGACATATCGCAAATACATAAGTATAATGAGTTTAGAAAGTAACTCGAGCAACTTATGTTGTGGGTAGGTTGTTCGGCAAAGTCGGTTGTACTGCCAATACAATCGGCTTTTTTTATTTCTAAAAACTTTTTATAAAATTGTCAAATTATTTACATCTTTATAATATATTAAATTAAATATATTGTCAATTAAAAAGGGCTGCTAAAGATAGCAGCTCTTTTTTTATTTTATATCCCATGAATTACTAAACTCTTCATTTCTAAATAAAGATGCTAGTCCGCTCATCTGTTTTAAACGAATAACTTCATCAGCATCCATTCCTAAATGCTTCATTATCCATTTATCAGTTTTCCCCATATCTTTTAATTCTTTTACGATATTACTCATTAAATCAACATCATGCGAACCTCTAGCTCTATTATGGCGAATTGTACTTGCCATACGTTCACCAATAGGCTTATTAACTACAGATACTGGAAGCATTCCTTTTTCACGTTCATAAATATCTTTATACTTCAGCATTATAGAATAGCGGTGAAATCCATCAACTATCTCATACATATCTTCATCTGCATTGTAATAGCAAACGATAGGCATGGTATAGCCATCTTCTTTTATGCTATCATATAATAATTTCATTTCTGGTGGTGCTACATGATTTGGATTATATTCGTTTGCACGAATTTTTTCTACTGGTACAGCTATTATATTATAAACAGGGCTTTTAAATTCTGACATGATATCACTCCTATAAATTTTTATATTTTTCCATTATCTTCTGTTGTCTTAGTGTTAAATCTTTGGTTATAGAAAAGGATAAACCTTTGCATATTATGTCATTTTTTATAATGCACATTGCCATTCTTTTCCATGTCAATATATCTTGCTTTTTATCTATTGGATGCTCGTCTATTATTCTTTTAAATTTAATTACTTCTTTATCACCTTTTCCTCGCTTGGAAAAACTATGTGTATTAATAATATCTTCTGGTACAGTTTCTTCTAATTCTTTTATAAAATCATCTTGCATTGGACATCCTGTTCTTTGCCAATACTTAATAAATTTTATAAATTTGGTTTTATACATCTTTGCCGTATCTGGTGGCAATGTTGACAATAAAAACTTTGTAAAACTCTTCCATGTATGATTTTTTGGCAATGTATATCTAGCGGACATTATTTTATTACCGCTATAGATATTACCAAAGTTAGCTCCAGATACACGATTGACTACACGAACCCATAAATCTGGGGCAATAACCTTGAATAAATTCAAACCTGCTTTTGCTTCGTTTCCAAATGGTTCATCAACACGCATTTTATCTATTGGAACACCTGCTTTATAAAACAGGTCATAAAGTTTGTTATATGGCTTATTGTATTTGCCATAGTAAATCCAATCATCTTTTGTAGTCCAATCATATATTGGGTAAAAATTATAGCAATTATCATCTATTTTTTTGCTATAACTTTTATCTTTATAATGATTTTCCTGCTTTCTTTGACTCCCACCGATTGCCCTAAAACGATTAAGGCTTTCATCTGTACGGATGCCTACAAGTTGAGCAGTTTTTGCACCTGCTCCATACCATTGAGTAAAGTATTTTATAAATTCCTCAAACGGCATGTTTTCTTTATAAAAATTAAACGGATTATTTTTTAAATTTATAACCCATTTATTTTTAGGCATAGGGCGAACCCATATAGGTTCTTTTTCTGGTTCCCACCATATCCATGTAGGATCTAAATAAGATAAACTATTTGGGCTTTCCATTGGTAGACAAACCCAGTATGGTTCAAGTACATCTTCATTTTCTGTCAGCATCTTTTCAATATACTCTATAGTTATTGGATAAAATGCTTCTAAATCAATAAAGAGAACACCTAATTTTCTTCCTCTAGCTCTTGCTATATCAATAGCCATGTTAAGAACAACACCGCTATCTTTACCGCCAGAAAAAGATATACAGACTTTATCAAATTCATCAAATATGAAGTTTAGTCTTTCAACTGTAGCTTCATATACATTTTTGTTTTTGTATATTTTCATTGTATTTCTCCTCGTCTACATTTTTCCAAATAGCAATCTGCTTTTTGAATGAATCTAGTAGATTGCTTTTATTTTGCAAACAATTTGCTATAAAAACATCTATGGTATATTTACAGCATATATCATAGATGTTAACCGTCCGCTCCTGGCCAATGCGGTGAACTCTATCTTCTGCCTGCAAACGAGTTGCAAGGTCAAAATCGTTCGAATAGAAGATGATGTTATGGCAAAATTGAAGATTTAAACCATAAGCTCCACATTGTTTGTTGGCCAACATAAATTGAACATCATTTTTAAACTCAATTCTATTTTGTTGACGTTGTTTAGGTCTTATTTCTCCAGTAAATTCTACAAAGGTTTTATTCATTGAATCCAAGAGAAATTTTATATCTTTTATTTCATCCTGATATTTGGCAAAGATAATACATTTATCATTGCCAATTTCTTCAATGACTCTTTTTAAACATTGTATACGTGGATTATTTTTCCATGTATACATCTTTTCTGTACGCATCCGTTTTTCTGGTGCTGATAACACTCTCTTACCAGAAGTAATATGTTGCAATGCAGAAAATAATTTAAATATCGTTTCCGACCGCCAATCTACTACATTAAAAAGGAATAACTCTTTTGTTTCGTAATATTCCTCTTCTTGTAAATCATCCAAACAAAAATATCGCATATGATATTCCTTTGGTTTAAGTTCTTTTAATACCTCATCTTTTTTGATTTGGTACATATATGGAGCTATCTTTTCTGTTAAATAGTCCACATTTAGAACTCTTATAATTTGGTCGGTCGTTATCTCTCTACCACTTGGAAGCCTTACTTTTTTATATTCTAAGTGATTAGCGGCAAAGCTATAAAAAGACTTGTATCCCAATATCCGCCAATCTAAGATATACCATTGGGCGAATAAGTCCGCTTCATTCTTAGATATTGGTGTACCATTCAATATCATCTTATATTTGCAAAAAGATGATATTTCTATAATACGTTCCGTTCTTATGGCCAACTTATTTTTTACAAGGTTGCTTTCATCCACAATTAGATAAACTTTGTAATTTTTTACTAGCTCTAACAGCTGTAAATATAATCTATCAGAACTAGACAAGCTTTCAATTCCCTTAATTATTATGTTATTTTCACTAGGTTTTTGACCTGTATGCTTTATAACATCTTCTTTAAGGTTATTTTTAACCGAACAAGGGCATAGCCAAAGTACAACATTAACCTTTCCCTTATCCATTTTATTTTTAATAATTTCTAAAGCCGTTCTCGTCTTTCCTGTTCCTTGCTCCATATACAAAGCACCAACTTTAAGCTTAGAAAGTTTATCGACAGCTTTAGATTGGTATTTATATAGTTTTGTTTTTAAAATCATATGAATACCATCTTTAAATCATCAATTACTTTAGCTATATCGGCTAAAGTATTTTTTTCTTTAAACTTATTAATATTTATGATTTCTAAACGTTCCTTAAGGTCGTCTATATCATAAATAATAATTGGTGCGTCTGGATTATTCTTATAATATTCTATTTGAAATATTATGGAAGCCTTTGCCAAAATAAAAGCTTCTTTTTTATTAAATAAAATATCTTTATCGGATACTTCATCTAACAATATAAACCCACTACGGAATTTATTTTGCTGTTTAATCATATCTTTTAATTTTGATATGATTAATGGCTCAAGGACAGTGGGACGTGGTGAACGTCCCATTTCCCAAAACTCCCATGTAGATACTCCAACTCCTATTTTTTTAGCCATTTCTACCTGTGATAATCCTAATTCTAATCTTAATTTTTTTATTTCGTCTTTGAACAACATATTTAATTTCTCTCCCCTTAACGATATGTGACAAAATCACTCCAAGGACTATAGATTGAACCCAATTGACGTCCATGAGGAACACAACAAAGAGCTCTAGCTAATTCAATAATTAGTTGTGTTTTACTTAAAGCATTATTTTGTGCAATATCTTTTAAAGCATCTGTTTCATCATTTTGATATCTGCCTTGATTCTGTACTTTTGAAAAACGATTTAAATAAAATATAATATCTTTTCTATCAAAGCACTCCCAATCATGTGATTTAGCCATTTTTTCGGCATGTTTTTTTAATTCATCTCCTTTTTTGTATATAAGCTCTCTTAAACTATCACAGTTTTCTTTAATTTTGAAATATTTATTAGCACTTATTTCGTTAATCAAAATGTTTATTTGATTTTCTAATTCTACTTGTTGTTTATTCATAATAAAATCTCCTTTTAATATACTTAATATATATATCCGTATATATTTTTTATTTTTGGCAAAATACTTAATCATCTTTTAAATCATCTAAAACATCTCTGGATGATTTTAAGATGTCTTGTAGTTCTGTATTTTCTTCTTTTTTTACATCAGCTTTTTTTATTGTTGTTTTGATGTGAGCTTTTTCATCATCTTCAGCTTGAGATAACAACTCTTCTGCTGCTGGTGTTATCTTAAATTCATTTATTTTGGCAAAATCTCTTATTTCTGCATAATATCTTGCAGGAACATCCATTCCACCATTTTCCCATTTAGCATGTGGGAGTCTTTTAGCTTTTCTATATAATTCATCACTTCTAAACTCCCATACAATACTTATCATATCTTTATCTTTAATTATCCAACGGAAACATTCTTTTTCATATTCTCCATTTATGGCTTTTTCTCTAATAGCTTCATCCCAAATTATGATTGGGACTCCAGCCAGTAAAAGTTTATTGCCGACTTCTGCCATTCGATCGGTAACATCTCTTTTATATGGCACTGTTTCACGATACCATACTTTACCAGACCAATCATAATGTAGACTTTTTACAGTGTTGATTACGATTTGGTCTTTTTCAGATTTTACTTTCACTTCATTAATTTCATCATCAAATATTATTTCCGCAACGACCTTAGTTTTTTGGTCGTTTGGATATACTATAGCTTCAGCTTTTGCTTCATCAATAACACTCTTTTCTTTTGGTTCTTCAAAATAAAGAGTACTTTCGATTAGTCTTTGGAATTGAAAATAATCTTTTTCTCTATGTTCAATCCAAAAACTAGCTTTATTTTTAGATAAAATAAAGTGTTCAGCTTTTTTAATAACCTCTTCATCCATTTCAATGAAGTATAAGCCTTTTTTAGAATTGAAAGCATAATACATAATTAGGTTTCTTGTTACCTTAGCCCTAATTTTATTTGCCCATTCTACTTGTTTTGGGCTTCCAGATAATGGAGCAATTTTATCTAAATTATCGCTAAAATTTTCAGCTATATTCATTATTTCATCAGAAAACATTTCAACTTTCATTTTTATTTATCTCCTTTACTTTTCCCGCAAGCAAAGGTATACTTAAAATATCTCGCTTGCGGGATATTGACAATCACTTATGAGCTTAGGTAGTGCCATTACCTAGGCTCTTTTTATTTTTTCTATGCATTAACATTATTTCCATCAGTGTACTCTTCTAAAACTCTTCTATTTTTACCTATAACAAATAAATATTTCAACAATTTAGGACAGTCATTTAAACAAATTGCCGTTTCTCTGTCCTCTTTTTTATTTTTTTTGGATGTAAATATCATAAAAGCCCCTTTTCTTCCAACTAAGCAAGATATATAAGCTTCTACATTATCTGCAATATTTTTGCGGTTAACATATACAGATACAATAACACTATATATATTATTTGTATCTTTTTCTCCTAATATAACTTTTACTTTTGCCCCTCTTGAGCTTACAAATTTAAAAGTTCTTTTTACTTTAATACCTTTTCTCATGTTTATCCCTCTTTATTTTTATTTTGGTTACCACCCAATCATAGGCTATAAATTTGAATACTTTGGTTGCTACCCAACTATCAGCTATTAATTACATCATCTTATGTTTTTATTATACCCTCTTTAAGAGGGTATGTCAATAATATTTTGAGCAAAAAAATAAGCCCTACCTTTATTGGTAGGGCTTTATTTATAAGAGCTTAGCATCATAATTTATACGCTGAAGCTTTTCTATTTCCTTAAGAATATATTTATGTTCCTTAAATGTATCTTTGTAGAATTCCTGGAACTTGATATAATCCATGCATTGATGTTCTAACGTGTAATGCATGCATGCTAGATATAATTCCATTGTGGATTCTTCCCATTTTTTCCAGTTCTGAAAAGTTTCTTTTAAGAAATTTTTTCTATATTCTATGGTTACTTGGTCTGGAGTATAACGCATAACTTCTTGCTGTTTAGATACTACCTGTAATTTTTCAAATTTAGGTGTTTCTAATATTTTTCCATAATTTTGCAAGTAATAAAGTTGTGTTTCTTCAAATTTTTCTTGTTCTTCTTTTGTTTGTTCTTTATGCTTTTTACTGTAGCAATCTAAGGAGCAGAAGGCATTAAATAGCATCATATCGTTATGGAATATAACACCTTGCATTTGGTGTTCTAAAACTTTCTGATACATTGCTTCTTTGGTCCAAGATTTTGTATCTATCATGGTTTAATAGCCTCCTGTTTTGGATTTGTTGCAAGAATTGGATTAACTGCTTCTTGCGTTGGAGTTGGTGTTGTAGGTGGTATTGGATTCATTGCTTTAGCTGCAACATTCATTAAAGCAGTAGCTCCTGGGACTGCTTGATTTACTGCTATATTAGCCATGCTGTTTGCTATATTTTTACCTGTTTCTGTAAAAATAAAAAATCCAGCCAAAACACCTATTAAAAAACTAGCTCCATTATTCATTTTTACTCACCTCTTTAGGCTGTAGCTGTACCTGTTAATTGTGGTGGTACAAAAGCTGTTGGGCAAAGATTATTAGTTTTAACAGTAGCAGATGGTGTAGCTGTATTTGCACGCAATACGTAAATTCTTCTTTTTCTAATTTGGTCTGCATATACTGGTTTACCGCATTTATTAATAAGAGTTAAAGTATTGGATCCATTAATAATATTAATTGGCAATACACCTGCACCAGTTGGAATATCTTGGGCGATTAATAAGCAGATTTTTTGATTATCGTTTATAGTCATGGTCGGAATTGTGATTTGAAGTACAGAGCCACTAACAGCAATATCTGTGGAAGCCACTAAATTAGGGCAAACTTGACAATTATTGATACAATTCATTTTTATTACCTCTTTTCTAAATTAAAAAAGGCGGTTGTTACACCGCCTATAAAATCACGTCTATTGACGGAGCATTAGCAATTTGTACAAGAATTGCAATTATTTGTATTGTATGCATATCCAGGAGGAATTGGTGTACCACAATTAATGAAACCTGCACTCCAATATGGTGGACGCTGTGGAATGTTGCATGCTAACTGGGAAATTTTCTGGTCTAATGCAGTAAACATTCCTTCATTTTGTCTTTCTAATTGATTGAATTTATTATCATTATAAATACGATTTTTAAGTTGTAAGTTTTCGTTTGTTACTTCATTTATTTTATCTCGTAATCCTTGGATTTGATAATAATCTACTTTATTGCCAAGTGCATTAATGCCTGCATTGGTCATTTCTTGAGTCTGACGTGCTGTTTGTTCGATTAAATACTGTGTTCTAGCACTGTCTATAATTTCTTGTTTTTCTACTTCACAAGGTGTAGCACCGCAACAATTTCCACGATTGCCGAAGAAATTTCCAAAACCGCCACCCATGAACATAAATAAGAGGATTAAGAAGATAATGAGTCCCCATCCACTCATTCCTGTGTTTTTTTCATCCATTAAAAACACTCCTTTATAAAATTTTTATATTATACAAGCAAAATTTGCTGTATAAGCTATTTTAGTTGGCTTAGACCTCGTCTAAACTTATCTAAGCCATTTGTTGTTACTGGATTATTATTACCAGCCTGTCTATTAACTTGAGTGGTGTTACCACCTGTATTTCCACCTGCTAAGGCATCTATCTTCATTCGCATGTCATTGATATTTATACCTGCCATATTTGCTAATACTGTAGCCATAGGATTATTTAATGCTCCTTTTACTTTGGCTAAAATTGTAGAATTTATACCAGCTTGTTGTAATATATTCATTGCATCTTGCTGTGTATTAACGTTTTTGGCCATATTGCTTGCTGGTCCCCACGCTTGTTGCAATTTGCTTGCCTGCTGTGGATTTAATTTCATCATTTGTGCTATTACTTGCGGATTTAACATTTTTTAACTCCTCTATTTCTTTATTCATTTCTTCTATTTTTGCCGATAACGCTAAATTTTGCTGATTATTATCTTTTATTTGTCGTAATAACTCTTGCATAAGCTGATTTTGCTCTTGTTGTATTTGTTCTGGTGTCTTTTCTGGAACTATTACACCTAACTCTACTAATTTGTTGTAATATTCTTCTGTTATTTTGTTTAAATCCTCATACGCTTTATTTGTTACACCGATTACAGTTTTATTTCCGTATAAGTCTTTATCACAAATTTTGTCGCCTTCAATTACATATTGTCTAAAATTTTCATACATCATGTTTTTTGCTCCGTTCAGTTCGTTATTTTTAGTATAAATATTTTTTATTTTTAAAAAGATTAAATAAAAGTGTAATAAAAATTAAAAAAAGGCATAAAAAAAAGAAGCTACCCTAAGGTAGCTTACTTTTGTTTTAGAACCTTGCTAACAGCATCATAAATTTGCGTTAGGTTATATTTTATTGTTTCTGGTGCTACATGTAATCTATTAGCTATTTGGAATACATGTTTATTTTTAAAGATTTTTAGATATAATATTTTAATTTGTATTTCTGTTATTTTGGCTTCTCTTAAGATTTTCTTATAATCTTTTAGAGTTGCTGTTTTCAAAAAATTTCTTGCAATCTTCCTACTTTCTAACATACGAAACCCCTTTAAAATTTATATTTTATGCCTATAGCAACTGTTTCTTTATCCAGGTATAGCCATGTTTTTTTCACATCTGCATTTATGGCCACACCATTATTTCCTAGTCCAATTCCTATAGCATAATCACTTTGCTGGTTGGTTTCGTATTTGCTCAATAATGTCTTGGCATTCTTCAAGGATTTGGTCAAATCGTTCACTTGCTCCTGTAGCTGTGTCGATTGCTGTTTCTGCTTTTCCAATGCTGTCTTGGAGTTCTCCAACTGTATCTTGGATTGCTGTAGCTGTGTCTGCAATGTCTTGTTTTGTGTCTGTAGCTCGGTCAAGTTCTGTTCTAATTTGGTCAACTGGCTCTCTGTTATCAGATACGTATTTTCCGCACAATAGCCAGTAGATACACAACAAAATAAGAACAAAACCGCCAAAAATAAGAACGTTTCTGCCAAAAATAAGAACGTTTGTAGCGTTCTTTTGTAAAAACTCCCAAAATTTAAGAACATATGCATACATCCATACACCTTCTTTTAAGCATCTAATTCTGTAATAATCGCTTCGTTTCTATTTTGCATTGTAATATCATCAAAATAAATTACTTGATTGCCTTGCATGAAACTAAATCTTTTAAATGTGTTTTTTAAGCTTTCATTTGGGCAATGAGATTGCGTTACAATGCCTTTAATACGTGTTTTTTCTACTGCGTTAAGTGGATTTCTAGAATATACTAAAATTTTCATGGTTTATTCTCCCTTTCATTAACGTAAAAATTCCATTTTCTTTGTTTCGTCTACTCCATTTTCTACTAGTTCATTGTTTTTATCTAAAATAAATTTTAATGGAGCAAATACTACTTTGTTTTCATTTTCGTATATGCATTTGTAGGGAATTAGATTTTCCCCTTCAACTAAATTCAAATAATCATCTTTACATAAATTCATGTCTTATTTCTCCTTAAATTGAAATTTTATTTATTAATTAACTGTTGCATGCAGAAAATATCCTGGAAAAATAATGCAATCTAATTTCATTTATCGGCTAAAATAACCGATAAAATAACCGATATAAAAACCGATATAAAAGCCGATAAATTAATAATAAATATTACAGTCTAATTGCATATTTCCAATTTGTTCATGGTCGGTATATTGCCACATTTTGCAAATACGTTCTGGATGCTCTTGTTTAAAACTATTTTCTTTATAATATTGAGCTACCCAAATTGGCACATCTAATGGCAATGGCTGTAAATCAATTACGTTAGTAAGCCAATTATAAGAAGTATATACTCCTACATAGTTATATCCTGCTTCTCTAAGTGTATGCACAAAATTAGCTATTGGATATACTACATTTTCATCACCTTGTAGCATATCTTTATCTTCTGCATCATACCAAATGCCAAGTGGTGGATTTTCTCCTCTTATATAAGTTTTAATCCATTGGTCTACTGTATAAGCTTCTCGTCTTGCTTCTGCTACATCTTTTGCATGACCATAATAATATAATCCATATTTCAAACCATTATTTACAGCATCATTAACATGGTCAAAAAACATTTCATCTAGGTTTGTTCTTTCTCCTAGTTTAATTATTACGCCTTCAATACCTGCATTTTTTACTACTTCCCAGTCAATATTTTCTTGCCATGCTGAAATATCTATTACTTTCATAATTATCATCTCCTTTTAAACAGCTTCGTAAGTCTTTTTAAAAATATCTGGATTGCAAGGATAAAACTCACCATTTACACCTTTTATAATGTAATCACCAAATGAAGCGTGATGAACACCTTTAAGAGTATTTATATTTATACCATTTCCCATATATATTGACTCTAATTCATCATTTATATCTAAATCTAAATTATAAGTTGAACCTAAAAATTTTAAACAAGCTTTTATACTTTCATCATTCTTTTTTAGCTGTATAGCTTGTATGATTACTGGTTTTCTTCTATATTTTTTTATTTCCATTATTTATTACCTCTTTTTGTAAAAATATTAGAAATTGAATTGCTTAAATTTACTCCACCAATGACAACAATTAATGTCTGTATGATACTTGTTAGATTGTCTGTTATATCTTTTTCTAACACGTACATAACAAACATAAATAAAAAAGTGAGTACACATAATATAATTAATGCACTCACTTTTGCTTCGTTAATGGATAAACCATCTTTGATATTAAATTTTTCTTCTTCCATTTTACTCCTCCTCTATTTGGGGCAAATTGATAGTTTTGTTATACATTTTTTCTGCTGCACCATTTCCTCCTAGAGCTTTATAAGATTTATATAGCAACGTTAAATTTTCTAAGTTGTAATATGCTATATGTCCTTCTCGCTGTGCTTTGTGGCAGATACTTATAATTTGAGTTCTACACAAGCTTTTTGTAGCATCATCTCTTGCTTCTGCCCTAGCTTGGTAATCATCAAATTTTTCTTTTAGGCTTATTAATATATACTTTAATACCCCAATGTTTACCAATAACCCTAAGATTGTTCCCCAGTTCGACTCTAAAAACTCCATTTTATTCACCTTCTTTACTCTAAATACCAAGTATTTTACTAGCTACTTTTCTTGCCAATATATCATATCCTATATCATTTGGATGTAATCCATCAACATATACCGCGTTTCTAGTTGAATCTGTTCCTCCATATAAGCCTTCGTTATAAAGGTCTAAATACGGTATGCAATAATATTGACAACGATTAACTATAGCATCTCTATAATCCTTTAATGTTTTTCCTACTTTATTTTGTGAGTAATAATTTATCGGTTCTTCCCACAATGAATGAGGATGTTCCCATACTCTTATAGGAGTTAAGACTAACAATTTATTAATTAGATACTTTTCTCTTAATCCGCCTAGTAATACATTTAAAGCACCATAAAATGTTTTTGTATCTTTAGATGTTTCTTCCCCCATTGGAACAGATAAAGAAAAATCATTGTGTCCTCCAAAAATAATTGTTAAATCTGCTTCTCCCATATTCATATATCTATTACACATTGGATTTTCATTTACATAGTCAGATATAGTTGAACCATTAACCCCATATTTTGTTATATTTTTTATATTTATATAATTTTTTAATTTATCTGCCCATGATATGCCATTATTCCTATCCCCATATGTTATACTATCTCCTAAACAATTTATCTTTAGGGCATCTTCTATTAAACCATTAGTAGTATTTTCTAATGTACCATCTATACTAACATTATTACTACCTAACCAAGCCTTTGTTTGTGTAGAATATACACCAATAAGAATATCATTAGAAGTTATTTTATTAGAACCATTTGTACTATATTCTTCAAGTTTAATATCTCCTGTAGTATAATCAAGTAAAACATAAAAAACACTATAATCAGAATAACTAACTGTTTGTTTATTTACAATAACTTGTCCAGTATAAGAAGCCACAACACCACTTTTAGCTTCTATAATCTTATCCGTAGTGTTTATATTTATTAAATTAGTAGTCATTCCTAATATTGGAGGATTGCATAAATAAGAATAAGAAATACTCTTTTTTATTCTATTTAGTGTCCAATCATTATTAACTTTATAAGGGATAGATAAACATACGTATTTGCTACCTATTACACCAACAAATACTGCTTTTTTATCATCAAAATATTCACTAAACAAAACACATTTTAATGTATAACCACTTCCTGAACTATCTTTTACTATCCAAAGACCACCTCCTCTTGCTCCATCAAATGTTACTTTTGTTCCTACATTAAGGAGAAAAGTAAGTGTATTAACATATACATATATAGGCTCTCCAACCACCTCAATTATATTTTCATTTCTATCTATATTTAAATAACCAATACCGCCAGAATGGCTAAAACTAGGTCTATAGGCTATTTTATACTCGTAATCAATTGAAAAGTTATCAATCTCATTAGCTTGATAAACACCTCCACTTACCCATGCACTACCATTCCAATAATTCCAATTTCCATTATCTGTTGTCAAATAAATTCTAGTTTTATCCGTATTTTCTGCACTCTGTAGTGTTGCTAAATTATCATAAACTCCAGCAGGGCCACCTTTATTTAATGCATCAAATTCTGCTCTTGTTATTCCCATTGGTCCTTGTGTTCCACCTAAATTTATTTTTATATTATTTACAGTTTCTATATTACTCATTTTTTTCTCCTTAATTTGTTACTCTTGGACTTACATAAAAATATCCATTTAAAATTCTTTTTACATATTTGCCATTACTAGTTGGAGTATCTATCGTTATATCATATACATACTTTTCATATTCACGATTATTATCTCCACTAGTTTCTATTTTTGCCGTTTCTTCTGCTGATAAATAAACAGATATGATACCTTTCTGTGCATTTACTATTTTAGTTATTGGTGTAGCTATAACTGTATCATCTGTTGCACTTTTTCTTATTTGCATTTTCACAGCATATCCTGTTAAATCTATCATATCTTCATCAATTTTTTCACCAAAGAGCTGAATAGTATAATAAAAAGTACTTCCTCTTTCACATGGAAAATCATAAGTTCCTGCTGGCATTTTGTATCACTCCTTTAGCTTCATACATAATTTGCCCTTCTAATGGTTCTTGCGTTGTAATATCTATCTGTTTTACTTCAAATCCTGTCGTAGTTATATTTTTTGTATATGCTATACCATTTTCTGTTTGTGCTATTACAAATAAGCTTGGTACATCTTTAAATTTATTAGTAAAGTTTACTTGTTGCCAATCTGATGATGTATAATCTATTACTTTATTTTCCGTTACTGTTATATCTATATCTGTTATCGTTCCTGTTACGTTTACTACTGCTACTACACCTTTAGATACAGCACCAAGGCTATTTACTACGCATACTTTTATATAATATGTTCCTTTATTTAAATTACTTATTCTAGCGGTTTGGAAGCTTGTTGTAGTATATAAAGTCCATACATTTCCGCCATCTACAGAATAATAAACATTTACTTTATCTGCTCCACCTCTAGGCATTTGCCAGCTTATATTTATATCAGAACGTATATTATTATCCTGGATATATGTTTCTTCTCTTGCTGTTAAATCTTCTACTTCATAACTTGTTACTGGTACTGTGTAATCTATATCTGGCACATCTTGCGTTTCTTCATAGGTAGATTCTAAATATTCAACTCCTGTTAAAGACACTGTTAAATCATCTTTTCTAGAAGTATCTACTATGGTAAATGGTTTGGCCATTTTATTTACTTCACCAAAAGCATATATACAAAAATCTTCAGGAATTTCTTCAAAGGCTTCTGCTATTTCTACATAATCTGTTTCACCTTCTTTAAATACTATATTCTTAGTTATTAAAGTATCATCCATCATTCTTACGATTATGGCATACTGCTTACCACTAACCATATTTACTAATCTATCTAACTTAATGTGGTTAGTATTGGCATATAATAATCGTCCAGATAATCCCCATTGTGGTACATCATGACTAAGTAATACTACATCACCAACTTGACAGGCTATAGCATCTATATCTGCATCCCATGTGCAAGTACGTATTTTTTTATTAACCCTTAATTGGTATTTACCATATTTATATGCCTGCTCATAATCTGTACAGCCATATAGTGTAACCTGTGTAGGATTTTGATATATTTCTTCATTGTCGTAATCATCACCATAAACTGTTATTACGTCTTTTTGGTAGTTTTTAGCTTTATTTATAAAAGTAATCTCTATAGCGTTTGCTCTGTCTGTTATTACGCTATATTCCTTGCTATAACTATCTTGAAGAATATTACCAACTGTGAACATCTGTACTGGCTCACTTGGTTTATCACAAATACAGCTATATTTCGTACCTCTCATTAAAACTTTGCCACGGCCAAAAGTTTCTGGAGTTTTTAGTGCTTCCCATAGGTCATTTACAGTATCAAAAATATGTTCAAAGTTTAATCCTAATGTATCGCAATACTCCGACCAATCAGCAAAAGCTTGATAATCTATTTGATTTGCTGGTATATTTCTTACTACATATTCAAAATTTCCTGTATGGATATTTTTTAATTTTTTACATTGATGAAGCATATCGTAGGCTACCCAAGCAGGATTTCTAGCAGATTTTAATTCATATGCGTTTGTATTAGGATTAAATACATTTACATATTCTACTGTTTGCTTCCATCTTATGCTTATACTATTAGATAATTGGCTAGTAGCTAATGCACGTATAGAAATTAATACTTTATTTGGTCTACAAAAATCATCATAAACGATAGAAGAAATAATAAACCAATATATCCTTGTAGCGTCCCTTGTAGTATCGCCACTCTTGTATAAACACAAACACCGCACAGTATATCTACCTTCCTGTAGATTATCTATGCGGTATTTTTTATATTTCGTAGCATTATCGTTATCTTCAATTTTTGTTAATATCCAATTTCCCCATTCTGTAGCATCTTCTTTTTTATACTGAACATAAATTACTACAGATGCATTTCCTATACTACCATTATCATTCATATGATAAAGACCATTCGGAAATTGGAATGATATTTCCAATCCTTGGGCGGAGTTTCCTTCTATTTGCTGGGTAGAATAATCACTATCTGGATATAAATTTAATTTCAATGTCTGTATTTCTGCTAATTCTTCTGAAGTTAAAGGCACATCTGCTTTTTTTCTTATAAATCCTTTTGGATTAGATACATCACCTACACCTGCTGGCTTTTCTTCTGGTACTAAAAGTTCAAATTCTAAACTTTGGTCTGCATATGTGTCATTAAAATTAGCAATTACATCTTGGTCATTTGTTCCAAGACGTGTTTCTATTTCAACATCCTCATAGTTTTCTATAGGATTATCATTTATAGTGATATCCTCTATGCTATCTACAGGGCCTTCTCCGCCACATACTATAAGATTTAAATATTGTTGCTCACCATCACTATCTACATGTCTTGCAAGCTCTGTACCTGCCGTATACATACTTCCATAAGTAACTGGCAAACATCCACCTTGTGTATTGCTTGTCTGCTGTTCTCCCCAACCATAGGTAACAGAATTTTGTAAATCACTCATATTAAAATCAGTTTTGGGCATTGGACATATATGGTTTATTAATATTCCGCCAATATATCCTACTGCTGCCGCTGTAAGTCCTGCTAAAAATGTTCCTCCAGCTAATCCCCATGCTGCAATACCACCAGCTGCAATACCACCTGTAACAATAGCTAATCCAATAGATAAAATAGAGCCTAGTAATGAGCCTTTACCTACTACAGGGCATATAGCTATATAATCTATACTATCTGGAATGTAATCTGCTTCTTTCTTTTCTCCATTAACAGCATAGCAAAAATCTTTATATGGCAATCCCATTATATAAGGCTGTACATACTCACTTAATTTTTTTCCTGGAATATAGGTTAAATCTTTAACTTCTCTACCTGCTATATTAAAAGGATTTTGTAAAATTATTAGCTTCATGTTTTCACCTTCTTGGGTGGCAGGTAAAATCCTTCTATTCTATTTTTCCAATTTATAGAGTCTATGCGATCGATATTTACTCCTACTTTATCCCTAGTGTGAATAAATCTGCCATTGCCAATATAAACTCCTGTATGATTACAAAACTTAGTGCCTAGATGCATAACAACTAAACAAGGAGCTACTGGCTTTTCTATTTTTTGCCAATAGCTCCTTTGTTTATCTATAGTTTTATCTATATTTGTTATATCCTCACAGCAAATATTATAATCTGGGATATCTTGACCATATCTTTTAAAAACTATTTTTGCCAGTCCCCAACAATCTAAACCATTTAAATCTCTACCTCTGTCTTTAAACAGTATTCCTATTAGGTCTGTAAAATTATTTATTTGATACATAGATACCTCCTGTACTTATAGAATATTCTCCGCCAAATCTTTTACTATTATTACGCTCTCTACAGCCTTTTAATGTATGCGGACAAGTTTCTAAATCACTTGTAGCTGCACATTCTATACCTTTATATACAAATGGACACCAATCTTTTAAAATTCGTCTAAATGGGAACCTCATCTTCACAGGTAATGAACCACCTAGATTAAATGTTGCCCATTGTGCATCTGCTGTAGTGCTTTCTATTGTAAAAGTTTCCTCAACTTCTGCCACTGCATTTTCTAAAAAATTACTATTTATTACACGCAATATAACTTTTGTCCCTACCAATCCGCCATATTGTTCTATATATTGCTCTATTACACGTGTTATATTAGATACTTTTATAGGAACTGTAGGTATTTCTGTTTTATTTTGTGTTACTTGGTCTACAGTAAATGGAAAAGCTGTCCATACTGCATTATTCCATGTTACATCCACATTATTACTACAAATCTTTATAGAATCTTGACCTTCTATAAAAATCTCTAATAACGTTATCCAACAGCTATCTGTAGCTATTTTGTTTTTTTCTATCTTAGCCGCCAAAGATAATGGAAGCATAAACTCACCACCTTATGCTATAATTTTATAGAGGTGATATATATGAAAAAATTATTATTTTTATTCGCTTTTATTTTTATTTTATTTCCTAGCAATGTATTTGCTAAAGAATACAGTCAATTTTATGATTTTTATTGGGAGGATAGCTTACAGGATATACAAAATAAAGGTTATATATTAACATATAATAAATATGTTCCTGAAGAAAATGCTGTTGTATATACTACATATTTTGTAAGCGATAAAAACGATCTTTTAATATTAAAAGCAAATTTATATTTTTGGAATAATAAACTTTATAATATTGAAGCTAGTTTTATTGATAAATTCGATGTATATACAGATAAAACTCCTTTATTTATGGAAACTTATATAGATTTCTTTAAAACTTACGGTGAACCAAATGCTTTAAATATAAAAAATATGAAATCTTGGGAGATACCACCTTCAACAATGATTTCATTAATTATTTCAAATGATAATCACGATTTTCATATTTTATGGGGAAATTATATTTTATTTAATCAAGCTCAAGCTGATGGAGCTAAAATAAATCAATGATATAAAAATTAAAAGACTGCTATAAAAAGCAGTCTTTTTTTATACTTCTTCTATCTGTACAGAACCAGTCCATACATTCGGTAATTTTTCTTCAAAACTAAATGTATCACTTATAAATCTTACCAAAAATTGTTTTCCTTCTAATCTTAAATCAAAATTTTTTTGCATATAAACTGTATTTTTTTGCTTTCTTTTTGGTGGATAAGTCCATAAAAAAGCATTTGCTCCGCCCAATGTTTTACGCATATAAAAATCTCTTAACATTTCATATTCTGGACGCTCTTTAGTGTTTCTTAGAGCGTCCCATTGAAGTGTCCATTTGCGTTTTAATCTAGTATATCTAGCTCTTGTTATTCTCATTCCATTTTCGGTGTCAGAGCTTATAACAGGATTATCTATTTCCTCTTTTAGCGGATACATTGGTGGTGATATATTAGGAAAATATAACATTTTTAACTCCTTCCTGCTACAGCAGATATAGCATCTTTCATTCCGCCTTTATTTTGTGTTATCGCTTGTAATACTACGTTTATTACATAATTATCTGGGCTAGAAGATTTTACTTCTTGCTTAGCTGTTACATTTTGACCAGATTGATTGATTACATTTACTGTTACATTTGGAATAGATGTTTGAGTTACTACTTTATTAGTAGCAGTATAATCATTCAATTTGAAGTTTGGTACTATTGTTCCATCTGTATTTGGTATAAATAGTTCCTTTCCTTTTTCCCCTACGATATAAGGAGAGCCACTTTCTACTGGTCCACCACTAGCTCTAAAAGTAAAACCTGTTCCTTCAATATGAGTTAGTGTATCTCCACCGCCACCTATACTCATGCCCATCATATTTCCAAGCCAACTAAACAATGGCTTCATGATGCTTTGTTGTACAATTTGTTTCATCACTACAGATTGTACTTCTTTAGCCATATTTTCAAAAATATCTACAAAACCATCACTAAAGCTTTCTGCCCCATTTAACATATTAGTAAAATTGTCTGTTATATTATCTTCTATGCTATCAAAAGCACTTTCTATTAGTTCTACGTAATTTGTAGTATCTCTTTGCATTTCTTTTAATGCTACTGGCCATGCTGTAAGTAAATTTTGGGAGTCTATTTCATTTATTGCCCTAGTAGTTTCATAAATTTGATTTTCTAGGTCTATTCGTTGCTGGGCTGTTAATTTTGCCCTATTTAATTCTGTCTGTAGATACGTTAATTTTTTATTTAAAACTTCTCTATTTAAAACATTAGTTTGTTCTACTGTATTATTTTCTAATTCAATTAAATTTTTATTATGTTCTACTTCAAGGTCATATTCTTTTAATAGATATTCCCTTACTTTATCATTTTTCTCTTTGAGAAAAAGCTCTTTTTGTTGATTGTACCATTCATCAACAGCAGCTTTTGCTACTGCGTCATTTGGATCTTGCATTACAGCTTTTTCTCTTTCTTTGCGTTCGCTATCTAGTTTATCTAATTGTTTAGTATATTCTATGCTATAGTTTGCAAGTTTATTGCCTGTTAATTCACTATTTGTTTCTGCAATACTATCTTTTAAATCTTGCCAACTTTTTCGCCATTTTTCTATTACTTTATTTTTTTCTAAGTCTTGTAATTGTTTTATTTGTTCATTTAGTCCAGATACATCTATACCATAATTACTCATTTTTCTGGTTTGCTCTTGATATTTTTGTATTTCTTCATTTATCTTTTGCATACCTACTTGGTATTGTGTACCTGTTTCTTCTGTTAATTTACTATTTAATTCATCCTGCAATTGCTGAAAAGCTTTTAATTGTTCTGCTTTTTCTTTTGCAAATTGCGTAATATATTTATTTCCTGTACCAGATAGACCTTCACCTTTTAAATAACCCATTATCGTAGCTACATAATCTTGGGTTTCTGCAAATGGTGGTACTCCGCCATAATCTTGTACATTTCCTGCACCAGCATTATATGCTGCTAATCCTAATTCTAGATTACCGCCAAACATATTCATCATTTTGGCTAGATATCTTGCAGAAGCAACTAAATTAGTCTGTGGATCGAATAAGTTTCCATATACACCTACTTCATTTGCAGCTGCTGTTGATATTTGACCTAATCCAAAATGTTGGCCAGATGGTGATACTGCATTTGGATTAAAAGTTGACTCTTTTTTTACTAAAGCAGCTAATATTTCAGGAGCTATTCCTGCATCTTGTGCAGCTATTTCAATCAAAGGAGCATATGCTCCTGCTTCTGATAATAATTGGCTCTTTATATCACTTTGCGAAAGTTTTTTTTCTTTTTCTTTCTTTTTCTTTTCTTCTTCATCATCTGTTGTATTAAATTTTGTTGATAATCCTTGTATTGTATCAGCAATATTTCCTACATCTTTTCCTATATCATTTATATTATCTGTAGACCATGGTAACCATGGCTTTCCTACAGCATTTTTTTGATTTTTTTCGTTCCATTGAGTCCAATAATTATGTTCTTCCATTTCTCCTGGACTTAATAATTTCCAACCTTTTATAAGTCCAAAAGGTCCCATTTCTATTTGTTTAGAATAAGTACCATCTGCATTTTTTCTAATTATAGTATTAGGATTATATGATTGAATTCTTCCTTGTTGCTGTATATAATCTGCTAATTGATATGTAGCATATCCAATAGCTACTGCTACACCTAACCAACCGCCAGCCAATGATAACACGGCACTACCCAATGTTTTAACAGCACTTTTTGCTTTTCCTGCACCTGAAACAGCTGCTACAGATGAAGCTTCTGCTACTACTGCATTTTTTATATGAGCTTGTTGTGTTGCTATTACTTGCTGTGCTAACTCGAATTGCCCTGCTTTGGCAAGTTTTGCCGCTTGTACTTGCATAGCTCCTGCTTGTTCTGCACTTACACCAAGTTCCATATATCGAACTTTAAGCATTTGTAATGTATTTGCCAGTTCTATATATCCTGCTTGTGTTGCTCTTTGCACTGCGGCATAAGTCGTTCTTTGTTGTGCCATTGCTACCATTTGGGCCCTATTGGCTTCTTGTCTTGCAGCTGTTTTTCTTGCTTCTTCTGCTACTACTGTTGTTGCAGCTTGTTGTGCCGCTAACATTTCTTCTGTATAGGTTTGTCTGGCTGATAAAGCTTGCTCTGTATATGCTGTTTTTACAGATAATACTGCTTTTCCTAATGCTGTATTTGCTGTTGTAGCTCCTGTAGCGGCTGCTGTTATATCTACATAATATGTTGATATATTTCTAAGTACATACCATGTAGCAAGCCCCAATCCTATGGATTGTATATTTTCTCCCACATATACTAAAGCATTACCAAAAGCTGTAATTGCTGGTAAGCCTACACTAGCTATAGGAGTAAACATTTCTTTTATATTTCCGCCAATTATAAGTGATTCATTCGCTATATATTGCAAGTCATTTATAAATTGCGGATTTATTTGTATTTGTTTAGTGGTTTCATCAACAGGCAGTAAATAATTCCCTATTTCACCCATTTGTGCTTTTACAGCTTCAAATATAGGTTCAAAACCTTCTGCCGCTCCACGAGTAAGACCTTCTTTTATTTGGTCAAATTTGCCTTTAAAAGTATTTTGTGTATACTCGGACGCTTGTCTAAAACCTTCTAAACGTTCCATCAAGAAATTGAATAAGCCTTGAGAACTACTTTTAGCAGCTTCTATATCTTTATCTGTAAGACCTAAAGCTGTTGCTAAAGTAGAACTAGCAGGCTGTATTCCACCTTGTACTAAATCTCTTAATTCTTGGACTAATTGCGTACCATCTAAACCTAAAGATTTTACCGCATTAACACCTGTAGTAGTGAGTTGAATTATCTGGTCTACATCCATACCAGCACCAAGACCAGGACCTAATAAAGCTCTAAATGTATTTACTAATTCTTCACTTGTTGAAGCTGTTCTCAATGCTTCATCATTTAATTTTTTCATAATACTGCCAGATATTCCCATAGCAGTATTAAAATCTAAAGCATTTCCTTTTAATGTGGTCATGCTAGATAAGATACCAGCCATACCGACTTGGTTTGTTTCCATGCTAGTATAGAATGTTCCTACAGCTCCAATAGTATTATGTATGGCTGTAGTGAGTGCTTCAAATCCAGCTATTCCTGCTGTTATACTAGCTGTATCTATTGCAAAGTTTTTTAATCCACTTAAACTATCTAAGGCTTTAGATGCCCTTTGGCTACTTTGTGCCACCTGCTTTAAGGTTGCAGAGGCATTATCCCTAGCATTTATTCGTATTGTTACATCATTTCTGGCCATAATTACCTCCTCCTTTTAGCAGGCTTTTTCTTTGGTTTATTTTTTATTTTATTTAAAGTAAATGTTTCGATTGCATTTAATTTTTTTATATCACACGGATTTAGTTCCATGTCCATATTCTTGGCCACAATATTTATTGCACTATAATCTAATCCTACAGGGCCTTCAAATCCATATTTCCACTGCGTAGAACATGCACACCATAATTCCCAAATTCTTATATTTTCAGGCAATAAAACAGGAGGATTGTATTCACATTTTTTACAATCCTCCTGTGTTTTACCTTTTAATTTTTTACAAGCTTGGCAATACTCTTGTTTTTCTAATACCCATTGCCAAGCTTCTACAAGTTTTTTTCGGCTAAATTATCACTATATGTCATAGCAAAGCATTTTGTAGCAAATGCAGTACATAAACCATTATCTAAATCATCAAAATTGAAATCTGGGAAAACATTATCTAAAATCCAATCCGTCATTTGTTCGTATAGTTTTTGTACTGTAGTATTTTCATCAATCTTTGCATAATATACATTTACTCCTGCTTCTGTCATATTTTTGCGTTCTTTTCTCGTTAACGCTCTATATTGTGGGAGTTTATTTTCTTTAATTAAATTCTGTAAGATTTCTAAATTTTTCTTAGCCTGTTCTCTTGCTTTTTCTACTTTTTCTTTTTCCATTTTTACTTACCTCACATCAATTTTTGGCTACTCATCATGGATGCAGATTCTACTGCTGGTATATCATAGCTTGCAATTTTATTTACAAGTTCAATCTGTACGGCTGTTTCATTTTCATTATCTTTATAAAATGCACCATAATCCATTTCTATATATACACCTTCTGGGCCAGAAATACCTGGAGTATTTCTTTGGTAAACTACTTCAGGCAAGATAATAGTCAAACTTTCTTCACTATTGTTTATGGCTATTTCTAATTTTGTAGGTGTTCCTTTTTCTGCTTTTTCTATAACAGTATTATCTACAAAGAACGCTTTTAAACTTCCTGTAACGGTAGTAATACCATCATTGATAAATGAACGATAACCTTTGCCACCAATAGCATAAGTATCTCCATCTAAGCCAAAATCTATATCTAAACTAAAATCTGTGCCTAAATTACTTTCACTATCATCTTCTTTAAAAGTAACCTGGTCAAATTGCAGTTTGTTACCTACTAATGTCGGTGCATCAGCTTGCATACTGCTTCCTTCGCCGTCTACTTCTTTTACACCCATTATTGTTGTTTGTGCCGTAAGCTCATTATCTCCGCCAAAACTGAAAGACAATTTACTTATTTTACAACCAATATATTTTTTATAAACACCTATATCTTGGAAACCTTGTTCCCATGTAAAAGACGGCATATCTTGGTTTAATTTAAACACGTGCTTATATTTATCGCCGCCAGCAGAAGTTGTTTCTGGTGGTCCAAAAGCAGCTTTTAAAAACATACCAATTTGTGCTGTATCTAATGGTGCTTCTACATCTCCCTGTACATCAATATTTCCACGATATGGTTCAGACGGATTTCGATTACCAGTGATTACATTAGAAGTATTTTGATTTTGTTGTGCTTGTACATTTGCACTAATAAAGTTTATTTTTATGCCTTTTTTATGCTCACTATTTTCTACTCCTGGACTTTCTTCAAATTCCATGACGACTCTACCATGAGCACCCATTGCTTGAATAGACATTACTTTCACACTCCTTTAAAATTCTACTCTTTCTGTTCCTATTACATGTGGTACGTTGATTGTAAGACTCATTTGCCCTGGGAATTGCGGATATTCTGTTAAACCATTAACACTATAATCTATTTGGTTTACAACAGAATTTTTTAGACTATTTACTACTGTATTTAATATTAATTGTCCTAGATTGTCTGCTTCATCTATTCCTACAAATTCTACTAATTTATCTTGCGTTATCTCTTTATTAGAAATACACCACATTATATCTACTACATACGTAAATTGTTTTTGCGTTAATCCTTCTTGTTTTTCCCCTGGGACTACTACTATATATGGGCAAGTATCTTGCGGTGGTGGTTGTTTTAAATCTGTACCTAAAAATACTATTTGTTCTTTTTCATAATGCTCTGTGCAATATTGCTTTATTTCTTCACTATCTGCCAATTTTTCGGCAAATAATCTTGTTAAATTTACTAGTGAAGCTGTTTTAAAAAATAACATTATAATCCACCTGTTGTAATTCCTGTATTATATACTCTATATCTGCGATTGCTGGTCTTTGTTCCACGTAAGTTAGGATTTTGTATAAATTGCTCAATTTTAGTATTAAGGTAATTTACTAGCTGTGGCTCTAATACTACTGTCATTGGCCCAAATGTTGGTCTTGCTGGTATTTCTATTATCTTTTTATTGGTATATATTCTGCCTCTTAATAAGGCTCTACGCATTTTTGGTGTTACATAGTAATAAATACCTTTTTCCATAATAGAACCAATCCTAACAGCTGTTCTGGATAACCATCCGACTGTTACTATACCTCTATTCACTTCTTTAGTATCGTAACCAACGGCATTACGCAATCTACCCATAGGCAAATATCTACTTTTTGTTTTTTTACGAAAAGCCTTATCCATTTGCCTACGTTTAGATGGCTTTATCAAGTCTTGATATTTTTTACCGCCAGGAGCACCACTTCTTATCCCTTTTTTTATTTCTTGCTGTGAATGCCAGCCCAAAGATTTTAAAGCTCTTTTATAAAAAACTGGATACGCTTCTGCATAGTAATCTAATTTATTAAGTGCCTCATCTTCTACAGAAACTCTAACTAAATTAATATCTGCCATACATTCCACCTGTCCTTGGCATTACAGACTTATTAGCTTCTGCTTCTAGTTTAATAATAAAGCCGTTATCCCAAATAGAGCGGATAACGGCATATTTTTTACCATCATGTGTTATTTCATCATTTGCTTTATAGCCTTTTACATCTTCTTTTAGAACTAAGAAATATTTTACATCTCTAGTTCCTACAGATTTATAATCTCCTCTTATATTTGTTTCTCCAGAAACTACTATAGCTTTTATTTCTTTCTCATTAAAAACTACCATTTCTGCAAATTCATCAATATTTAAGAGATTATTTGCATCTTGCTTCATTTGTTCTTTTAGGTTCATTTTTCATTAACCAATTTTTACAACAACAGATGTTCCAGACTCTTCTTTGTGGGAAATAGCAATACCTGCTGGAACATTAGATAATTCTGTTTTATTTATATTATTATCGCTTGTACTCCAGTAAACGGCATCACCTGGTTTTATTTCTAAAGATGTTGCAGCTGGTAATTCCCATGCACCATTAAGATATAAACTACCAACTGCTTTATCTGGGATTACCTCACCTGCAATCCCAATACAATTAGCTAAAGGTACAACTTGGTTATATTCAATCTGTGCACCTGTTTTATTTTCATAGTCAATTGTTTCACCTTTTTGTATATATGTTGCTATAATATTTGCCATTTTTAATTCCTCCTATTATTCTGCTGCATTACCATCAGATTTATAAAGACCTCTATAATCTACTAAATCTACACCCACATCTAAATAAACACGATATTTTACACCTAAGCTATCAAAATCGTCTGCTCTTTCAATGATTGGAGTTTGAACACCATTCAAATAAGAAACTTTGATAGATTGATATCTACCTCTTGCCGCTGCCAAATACCATTCTTGTGCATTTGTAATATATGGATCGGATATTACTGTTAATCTATTAAAGAATGGATTTGGTGTATTGTTATATTTAGTTGGATCTACACTAGAACCTACAAGCTGTGTAGCTTCTACTTCTAATTCTGTTGGTACAATTAAAAAGCCTGGTTGAATATTTAAATAAGCCTTTCCGCTAATATCTGTTTGTTTAGACATAGCAGATTTTGCAGCAGCTAAACTATTAATGCTAATTTTACCTGTACCTAAATTATTATGTTTAGATTTATCAAATAAGGCTACATTATCAATTTTAGTATCTTTTCCTGTTAAAAGTTTATAACACATTTGATTTATCATGCGTTTAGAAGATTCGCCAAATAAAGCCATCACCTCTGTAAATGCTCCTAAATCATCATTGATTAGTGCTTTTCTTGTGATTGCAAAGCTTGCACCATAAGTGTCTAATTGTGTATTTACTTTTGTTTCTTTAAATGATTTATTTTTAAATTCTCCAGCTTCTGTCATTTTTTCTAATACATCTGCACTAGATAATTGTACTTGTGTAGTTGGTTTAAAATCTTTATTACTGCCTACAGCAGTCCAAAACTGGAATGTTGTTGGTGCTTCTTCATAGGAACTTTGAAGTGTTTTATTGGCCACATTAGATAAGATTATTGGAAATGCTCCTGTACCTTCTAATGCACGCTCAAAAATATCAACATCTCTAGCATTACGCATATCCTGACCAGTTTGTCTAAAAATAGACTCTTCCGCCAATCTCAATAGAGATTTTCCTGCAAATTCTCTAGCACCATCTACAGGTTTATCTACTCTAAGACCAACACGTATAGATAATCCATCTGTAGCTGCACGTTTAAATTTATCAATTTCTTCTGTTCCAACTTGAACACTTGCAGTTGTATTAACAGGTGTTGTATTTCTAGCTAATTCTTCTAATATAGATTTTCTAGCATCTTCAATGCTTGTTCCATTATCAATTAAATTATCAAAAAACTTCTGGTCTAAATTAAAAGAGCGTGCCATTTGTCGAATTTCTTTGACTCTTTCACGCTCTTCTTCTAATTTTCTTTGTAATTCCTCATTGTCATTTCTCTGACTATTATCTTGTACATTATTATCTTTTACATTTTTATTTTCTGGCATATTTATTTCCCCATTATCTTCTTCTGAAAAACTTCTTCCTACTCCTACTGTTGGATCAGCTGGTACACTAACAATAGAAATTTCATATGGCATCCATCTAGTAGCTATAGAACAAGGTCCTTGAAATCTTCCATCTGTGCTTACTGCTCCTTGTTCTACTTCTTCCCAGTTATTTACTCTATAACCAACAGAAACTCCTTTTAATGTTCCAGATTTTACCTTCTGGTAAATCTTTTCACTATCCTCATCAGTATCAAAAACTACTTTAGCTTTACCTCGATTATTTTCTACCCATGCTTTTTCTATTCTACCTATAACTTTGTCATAATCATGGTTAAAAAGTAATACTCCAATTTGATTTAATCTTGTTAAATCAATACTTTCGCTTTTATGCTCTAGTATTTCTGTGCCAAACCATCTATCGTATGGTTCTTCACTACTGAAGGATAATTCTATACTTCGTTCTTCTTCATTTACACTATCAAGATTAAATTCCCTAGATAAATTTCCTTGCTTACTCTTGTTTAGATCCACTTATTTTTCCTCCTCCTTCTATATTTTGTACATGATTTGATTGTGCAGCCTGTACTGCTTCAGGAGTGTGAATATTTAATTTTAGTCCCAGTTTTTCGGCATATTCTTTTTCTCTTGCCATCTGGTCTAGTTGGCTTTGCCAATCATCTCCACGTTCTGCACACCATTGTGAAAGTGTTTTACCGCCATTTTGCATAGCTTTAATATCTGCATTTACTTCTTTTTCTGGATCTATCCAAGACCAGCCTGGAGCAATCCAAGCACTATTTGTATATTTTTCCTTATTAGTGAAGAAATCTTTTATATTTATAAGACCTTTTAATACACAAGCTTCTACAAAATCACTCCATATAGGATTACAAAAATGCTCTATCATGTATTTTTGTATAGGCTTAAATGTCATTTGGTCCTCAAGTAATCCTTGTCTTGCAGAAGAGAAGTTTGCATTATTAAAATCTCGGCTTACTAATTCATATGATAAACCAGCTCCTGCTCCCATTAATCTTTGTTGTAGATTTACAACATCTCTTGCAGATGTCATAGAACGGCTAGGATTTGCTGTTTCTATACTTTCACCTTGATTTAAATAGCTAATCATTCCAGGATGTATTTCTTCTATTCTATTTTTATCATTTTCAGCATATTGATTATAACCACCATTATTTCTTTTGATAAAAATAGAAAAACAAGCCGCTATCTTAGCACTCATTGTTTCAGCATCCAAAAAATCTTCTATTGATTTTGTTCGTTTTATAAGTGGTGCTAACTCTGAAATACCTCTTATTTGTTCTGGGCTTGTCTTATCAAACAAATGTATCATGTTTTCTGCTTTTACTCGTTTAGAGTCCAAGGTTAAAAATCCATCTGGTGTTTTTTGTAATATCCAATAAGCAACTGGTTTTAAATAAGATGTTACCTCTACACCAGAACGCACAACATTTTTGCCATTTCCATTAAATCTACTAGTATCTAATAAATCTGTCTTGATAACCTGCAATTTAAGCGGTATTTCAGCATTATTATCATAGACTTTATTTACTAGGATTTCTCCATCTACAAATCTACGCAATAATAACATTTTTTGTAGTTCATAAAACGTACTTTGCCCTGTTATATCACAGTTTGTAGTTGCCCATTTTTTCCATAGTTCTTCTAGTTTATCGTCTAAATCTTTACTCCCTGTACGTGCCTGCGGTTTTATGCCTGTGCCAATTACATTACGTAAAAAAGCAGATATTAAACTATTAGCAATATCACTATTTCTTTCTAGATATCTTGCTCTAGCTTTTATTATGTCCCTTTCAGGTGCTGCCATATTTTCATCATCACCATTTAGGGCTCGCCAACTATCTGTGAAGCGGTTCATTTCGCCTGCTTCATAGTATTTCAGCATTTGTTTAGCATACATTCTTTTCAATGCCGTACCAGGAGAGATAAACGCTACTATTTTTTCTAATACATTCATCTCATTACTATTTTGGCAAGTGTTCTATATCCTCTGCCATTAGTTTTTAGATTATTTAAACGCTGTATAAGAGTTTCTTCTCTATCATATAACGTTTTTAAATCTGCCCTAGTGAAGCTTATCTTTCCATCTGCTGTATAAGATTGCCCATTTTGTTCTACAGCTTCTATAGCTTTTTGTAGATTACTCAATTTTTCTTCTAATTGCGTTGCAGTTTCCAAAATAGTTTCACCTCCTTAAATTATTTAAGCCAATTTTTAGTATCACCAAGCCAAGAATTAGCTTTATTTTGTTTTTTAGGCTTAGGTTTATATAAAACTGGTTCTTTTTCCATTAAATACCTCACTCCGCATACTTCCGCCAATAATGCAGATATTGTTTCTACGTCTAGCATATGATTTTGTGCATGTGAGCTTATTTTTTCCCATTTTTGCGTTATCAATCCATTCTTTTTACGAACATCTACCTTTTGTTCTGAACAAACTTGGTCGCAATAACGTCTGTCTATACCTTTATATACATTCCAACTCCCTTTATCGCCTGCTTCTATGGTTAATCTACCTGCGATAAAGTCTTTCATTTTATCTGTGTCATAGACATATAATTTCATGCCGTTTATCTGTGTTTTATCTATCAAAGACGTATTGTAATACGTATTCATGGAACGACTTGAACCCTTTGTAGGAATACATAAACCGCCATGTCTAGCACACCATAGATAAACTTCATCTGTATTGTAACCAGCATCTATGCCACATCTATTTATTTTGCGTATTTCTCCATTTGTATCTGCAAAATTACGCTCTAATATCTCATCTAGTTCTGTCCATGTTTCAGCTTTTCCATAATCCACTAGCCAACTTTTAAGACCAGCACCCCAAGCACGTACACCCCACCAAAAGTGGTCTACCTGTACGTCTATTCCTAAAGTAAGTATCTGTGCTTCTTCTGGCATAGTTCCACGTTCATAATTTAGCTGTTTTTCCATTACTAAATCTGAATTTAACTTACTAGCATTATTCTTCCATGGTTCAGCAAGCCATGAATTAATAAAGTTCATTAGCTGTTCTGGAGTATCTTTACTTTTTAAAAACATTTCCGCCACCTCGCCGAATGTTACCCATGGCGAATATATAGAATTTAAATGAAATGATATAGAACTAGCATGACCTTTAGCTTTATTTTTAACTACCCATTTTCCTAATCTAAGCATTTCTGGCTTTTGCTTATCATAAATCGGCTGTTTACAATGCATGCACTGATAATAAGCAGTATATTTAACTTCACTTGGTGTCGTATATTGTTCTGGCCACATTATGCCACCGCTTTCTCCCTTTTCTCTAGGTCGAAAAAATAGCGGTTGATACGTACCACAATGTGGACAAGGCACTTGATACTCCATTTGTAAATCTGCCTTTTTATAAGATTGCCAAATTACACCATCTTCTAATACTGGAGAAGATACTTTTACTTTCTTTTTATTCCAGAATGTTTTTGTACGTTCTTCCGCCAGTGATATTGGATTTGCTTCATCACCTGACCATTTTGGATATTTTTCAGCTTCATCAAAGAATACATATCTTACTGGTCGAGATGATAGATTTGATGGCGAATTAGCACCAGCAATAGCAATATACATTTCATCAAACTGTAGTTCATCTTGCTTACTTTTATCCTCACGGAATTTGTTTTTTAATGCTGGAGATAGATTAAACATAGGCTTTAATCTATTTTCTGCTGTAAAAATACCTAATTTATCCGTTGGATAAACAACAATCATAGGACCTGGATCTTGGTCTATAGCATAACCTATCATATTTTGTTCTGCTGCTGTTTTCCCTATCTGTGTACCAGCAACAAAAGTTATTTCTTGAAACTTAGGATTAGAAAATGCATCCATTATATCTCTTAAATATGGTGTCTTTGCTGTTCGCCATGGTCCAGGACTAGCCGAGTCTTTACCAGATAATATTCTGTTTTCATCTGCCCATTCACTTACAGTTATTTTTTTAGGAGGCTTGAATATTTCTAAAGCCTCCATGATGTATTTAGGGGAAATTATTTTTTCTTTTTGCCACCAATTCTTCCTTCTCCCTTCGCCAGTAACTCTAAAACATAGTTTACCTTCTTATCTATTACTTCTTTTGCAGAAATTGCTATTTCTGCATCATAAGAATTTATCTCTGTAGCTACTTCATGGCCAAGAGATGTTATTTCCTTTTTCAAATAGCCAAACAACTGTATTAAATCTTCTTTTACTTGGCTTACTGGTATATATTTACCCTTTTCCTTCTCCAATTTTATTAATTCTTGCTCTGCTTTAGCTTCTTTTAGGTCAGCTTCAGCTTTAATTTTTCGTGCTTCTGGAGAATCTGTCTGCGTATATTTCCATTTTATAAGTTCTTTTAAATTCCATTTTCCATATCCTTTTTTTGGGGCTCCTTTTTTATACCAGTTATTTAAAGTTTCAGCACTTATTTCAAAAAAATCACAGATTTCAGCAGTGCTATAAACCCATGTTTCATCAGCCTTTGCGGTTTTTTTGTCTTTTGTGGGTGTACTTTTCAACTTCATAACTTTCAACCCCATTTTTTTATTTTTTATGCGATTTTTCACGCGCGAAATGCGACCCCTAGGCTTTTAATATCGTGAGGGAGTACCTTTTCCAGTGGGGGTGTACATCATGATAACAATTATCATTTTTATTATTTAATTGATAATAATTATATATTGATAATGATTATCTTATACTTTTAAGCTCCGTTTCCATGATAGAAGCTATCTTTCTAAGACAAATAAATCTATTGTCCCATGTCTTGTACTCTGTTTCTGTGAGTACAACTTTTGCTTTGGCTTCCTTGTAGACACTTTTTGTCTGTTGAACATCTGTATCTACATCTACCAAAGCTTTTAGCTTAAGCTGATTAGCTTTGGGATATTGTTCCATATATGATAAAAGCTTTTCTGATTGTATTTGCTTTAATAAGTCCTCGGCATCCGCCATAACATTTTTGTATCTGGCCAACTTTTCTGATACCAAAGCAAGTGTATTAGTAGCACAAGCAGTAAGTTCTATTATTTCTTTCGGTGTTGGATTAGTCGGTATAATAAATGGATTATCCATATATATTTTTTAAATACCTCCTGCATTTATCTCTTATTTCTTTTAATCTATCTGTATTATGTCTTGCATAATGACAACTATCACATAGCACGACACCGCCAGATAATTCATCAGTCTTGTCTTGAGCATTTGGCTCATGATGAAATTTATGTTCTGGAGATACATAAGCACCACAAACAATACATGCATAATTATCTCGCTCAAAAATCTTTTGATTGAGTTCTCTTAGCTTCTTGCCTGTTAGTTTTACTCTATGTTTTTTCTGTAGCATTTACTCACCACCAACAAAAAGAGATATTGCATTTGCAATACCTCTTTATATACATTATATATACATCATATATATGTAATATATACATTTAATATACATTATATATATTACTTATATACCTGATGTGAATTACTTTTAAATCTTCCGCTTTCTTTATGGCATGTATTTTTTACATGAACCAAATCTTTTATACTAAATGTTTTATCTTTGTCCCTAGTATAATTTAAACACTTGCCATATTTTAGCTTTATTTTTCTATGTGTACATGTATTTTCTACATTGTAATAACATTTATGTTTATAACATTTTATTACTGTCATGTTTTCACCTTCTTATAAAAGAAAAAGACAGCCTAATTTGACTGCCTTTTCTTTTCCCCATGTACGGAAGTCATATTAAGTTGTCTGTCTACTTGACTAAAGAAATACCATTAGTTAAACGCTTGCCTTTTTTTACCTATAAATATTGTATCATTGTTTTTATTCAATAAAAATAGCATGTTTTTTGCATGATATTTTCTAGTTTATTGCATCTCCGCCATATAATTTTATAGTCAGAATGTCCAATAATCTAGACTTATTACGATATATTGTTACTGTATCACAGTTCATTTCTTCCGCTATCTTTTCTACTGTTTTTCTTTCAAAAAAGAATTTAGGAATAACATCATAATAATCATCATTTTTTATTTCTTTTAATGCTCTATCTATTTCTTTTATAATAGCTTCATCTCTAATTTTATTTTTTAATATCTTCAATGATTCAACATATCTTATTTCATCAAGTGTCATTTCTGGATTGTAATAAGAACGTGCTACATGAACCACTGGACTTCTTCCAAATTCTTCTTTATAAATATCATCTAAGTCTTTTTGATATTCTGCTATGTTATTTTTTAATATTTGATAAGACTTTAATTTTTTTATGGTATCTTTTTTATATCCATCTGCTTTATCCTTTTCTTTTTGCTGTTTTACTATTAATGCTACTGCTTCTCCTATTGCTATCTGTGCTACTTTAACTATTGATTGTTTTAGTTCCATTAAATGTTTTTGTCCTAAAGCCATATTTATATACCTATCTTCCTATTTAATATTTATCATTTTGTTAATAATCTTACTTATTAATTAACATTAATTTTATTAAACCTGCTAAGATTTCTTCTTTATCATTATTTTTATCTTCTTTTTCTATGTCTATCACACACCTATTTAGAAACAACTCTGCTTCCTCCCTATTTTCACATTTATTTATTAAAATTTCTTTTTCTTTACATATTGCATAAACTTCATTATTCCTTTTTATTACTATGCCTTCAATATTAGACTCTTTTACTAAACCCATATTACCACTTATATATTTGCTCATTTTCATTTCTCCTGTAATTCACATATAAAAAATTTTTTAGGATATCTTGCTGTTAAATTTGTTTTAATATCCTCTAAGTAAACATTATCTCCCTCTGTTATTTTCCCATATATTTCACACATCTATATTTGCCATTTTAGATGCATCTTTACCAGTGAAAACCATAAGTGTTTTATCTTTCTGTTTTCTATCCATGAAGTTTACATTTAATTTTACTTTATCTTCTTCTGGCAGTTTGTGAAGCTGTGATATGCTTTTTACACTTATTTTTTTAGAGTTTAAATATATGAATTGAGCCATTCTTTTTTACTCCTAATTTATTTCTTACATATCCCCATATACTTCCACGTTTTTTATTATTTTCTAACTCCATATATATTCTTGATATTTCATTTTCAGCTTCATATATTTTTTTATATCTTCCAATTACTACTGTATCAGATAATAACCTTCCTAATTTTGCCTTAATTAAAAATGTACTCATTGTTCTATCAAATTCTATAGTTACATAATCTACTAGGTCTTTTTTTACTATCCCTATATTACTTTTTATATATTCACTCATCTTTACTACTCCTATTTATCTGAAGCATGCACATTAGCACTACTCCTGCAAAACAACCTATCCAACCGCCAATAATTAAGCCTGCTATAAACATATTATTCACCCTTTATACTAGCTGCATAAGTCTTTCACACATTTCATTAACTAAAAACTCTTTATCGTATTCATCAAAACATATTATGACATTGTTAGTACCTATAGGATTTTGTAAATGAATTCCCATAATACAATATCCTTCTTTTATTCCTATAGGAAAATCTTTATCTTTTAATATATATATAACTGTTGCCTTAGCAGAATTACCAGTAAAATTCTTTTTTATTGGATCATATTCTTTTAAAATAAGCGTATCACCGATTTTATAATTTCTATCATTTTTCCTTACTTCAAAATTTTTATTTCCACCAATAATTTCTTTGAAGTATTTAGGAATTATCTTTAATTTATGTTCCATTTTTATTCACCTTCTATTTGTTCATTAAAATCTGTATAATTTAAAAGATTAATTACTATAACGCTGTTTTCTTTTGGTATCTCTGGAAAATTTTCATTATTTATGACACATAGAATTTCACATGTAGCTTTACATCCTGTATATTTTCTTTTTATTGCGTCATATTCGTTTAAAATAAGCATGTCATTTGCTTTAAATTTTATATTTTTTCTTATTTCAAATATTTTATTTCCGTTTATTATTTCGCTAAAATACTTCGGTAATATATTTAACTCATATATATTTAAATATTTCATTGTTTTTTTCTTCTTTCTCTATATTCTTTATCAAAAGAATATGTCTTGAATGTATTATTTTCTATATCCTCTTTTGGTATTTCACTACCACAAATTGGCCATTCATAATCATTCTGTTTAAATTTTACTAAATCACTTGCTTTTTCAAAGTAATCACTTGCTTTTTCAAAGTAATCACTTGCTTTTTCAAAGTATTTTACTTTGCTACATTCTGGGCATATGAACTTATAATTTATTCTTAAAATCTCGGCACCTTTTAAAGTTAATTCATCTAAAAACTTTTCTGCTTCATCAACATTTGTTCCAGTCATATATGCTATATAGTTTGGCATAAAGTTTTCTATTCTACTTTTTATCAACCTATCTACTACTTTTCTTACATTTCGCCTTTTTTCATCAACCTTCATTTTTCATCACCAAAATATTTACTTACTGAATTTGGATCCACGGCTATACATTTTGCATAGCCGTTTTTATTTACCTTTGGAATTATAAAATGGTTATTACCTTGCTTCATATATACTCCATATACCCATTTATTATCCAATATCGTTCTTCCCTTATATTTCAATTATTTTTCCTCCATGTTCTTATTTAGTGTTATAGCCACAGATAAACCAGTTTCTTTATCTGTTTTAACTGTTTTATTTTTTAAGAGAAAATCAGCAACATCTGGATTATCTTTTACATAATTTAAAACCATATCATTAATCATTTCTAAATAATCTAATTTCTCTTGTAAACTCATTTATTCAATTACCTCATATTCTTCTACCATAGCAACCCCATAATATCCAATCTTATTATTTATTTTTTTAACTTCCTCTTGAGCTTTCTCTCTAGTTGCATATATGCCTTGTATTTCATCAAAAGCTTCTACTACATATACTTTCATTTATCTAATCTCCTCATATTTTCTAGTTGTAACAATATAAAGCAATTATGGCTATTTATATCGCAAAGTTTAAAACTCCATGGAACTATAGCCACTAAATTAAATACAAACCATTTATATATAAATAACTTAGTATTTTTACAGGAATAAAACTTTCTAAAATCTTTTAAGTATTTAATTCTAAGATGCTCTAATGCCCTTTTCCAACCTTCTATATCATCATTTACATTTCTTGGCATGAGTAAATCTGTATTTCTATTGGGTTTAATTTTGTTTAAATAATATTCTGTGTATATGCTAAACTTAATAATTCTCTCTATTAAGCGTCTTATTTGCCTTCCATGAATATCATTGTTTAATTTAGCCTGCATTTTTCTTTTAATATATTTATTTTTCTTTAAAATTTTTGCTCTTTTATTATCCATATTCTTAGGTAAATTATTAATATATATCATTGCTCGTTTTCCTCCGATTTCATTACATCATGTTCTGATAAAAATGCTTTGTTTTCTATATCTATTAAACTTATCTGCTCTCGCACTCCTTTTGCATACAATATTGCTTGTTCTTGGAATTCGTTTAATAATTTTATGTCATTTTCTGTATACCCAAATTCATTTGTTGATTGATATATCCAAGAATAAAATTTAGTTTCTATTGGTATAGAATGTGGTGCTTTATATAAACCAAGTAATTTACATTCCTTTAATTCTTCATCTTTCCATTTAAGCTCAATTCCAGTAATTATTATTCTTTCTATTAGAAATTCTGGCAGTTCTAAGTTCCTTATTCCTGTAAACTTTAATTCTTTTAATATTTCTTCAAATTTTTCTACAGGTCTTTGATTATCTCTTACACTTTTTTCTACACCATTTTCTACATATTTACATACAATAACTATACCTTTACGAGTTGCTTTTTTATTTATTTCTTTTATATAGATACCATCTATTACTATTCCTTCCGCCATATCTTCTGCACCTCGCTATTTATTTTTTTGGCTTTTTCTATCTCCATACTTCTTACCATTTCTACACATTCTTCTGTATAGTGTGGTTTTACATATGGGCATGGTTCTTTCATTATTGTGCAGATATAACCTACATCTGCATCATACTGTGTATATGGGCACATTATTTATCATCTCCCCAATCCGCCACATCAAATGGTTCATCTTCATAATATCCCCTATCACTATTTTTTCTTATTGCTTTATTGAATAGACTATTGAAATCTAAACAATAATGCTTACCAAAAATTATTAATAATAAATGCATATATCCCTGTGCAGCTTGGCTTATATCAAATGCTTCTAGAAATGCTTTTTCTATATCTACAGCAGAAATATATTCTTTTCTATTGATTTTGTTTAATAAATTTGAGTTTTCCTCTCCTAATTCGCCAAATTCCTCGGCGATTTTCTTGAATTGCTCACCCAAATCGTTATCTAATACTTTTACGCAGAATGGCAATTTTTTATGTTTAAATCTCTTTTTACTCAATTAACTTCACCGCCATAATCGTTCCTACTATTGCTGTTAATAGTAGGCTTATTTTACATATTAATTCTGTTCTTCTTCTTTTTCTTAAATACTCAATATCTTTATTTATCATCAATTTTCCCTTCTATACTCTTCTTTTCGTTCTACTTTTCCGCCATTTTTTAAGTCCAAAAAATTTACGTTGCCATTAAATTTAACTCTATAGGCTTGTATATCTTCTGGCCTGAAATACTGGCGTCTGTATTGCTCGTAAACAAGTCGCCACAGTTTCCAAGGTACAAAGAAAAATTGGTCTTGTATTCCTATTACTACACCTGTTATAGCTCCTAATTTATAGTGCTTTTCCAGACACTGTATTTGATTTTCTGTGAGCACATCTGCACGAATTTTATCTGTAGATGTGTACTTTGCTTCAAAAACTATAGATAAACCATTTCTCAATGTTCCTTTGAAATCTGGCTGTGATTTAGAAGTAAATCTACCTTTAAAAAATCCATTTTCCAAAGGTTTAGACACCTTGAATGGTTCTGGTGTCTTTTCTATAAAGGCTCTTTCTTGTAGGCTATATGCCATACAACCGCCAATTATTTCACTTTCAAATAGTGAACCATTTTTATTATTGATAAGACCTCTTAGACTTCTATCCATGTTTATACCTCCAATTCTTTATATGCTTTTTCTATACAATCTAAAAATGTATAATTGCATGATATTTCTATATGTGATTTTCTTATTTTTACAAATCCCATATTTTGTAATTTATATAAAATATCTTCCACTGTTCTATATTCCAAGCCAAAAACATTTTTAAATGTTGAATATATTGTGTTAAATTCTAACCATGATGCATTATTATCTAGCGTTGGTTCTGGTAGATTATCTATTATTATTGCTAATGCTACCCATATATTAGGCTTGTACTCTCTTTTACAATAGAAATCCCCCTGTTTTCTTATTAATGGCAATAAAGCTCTATTCATGCTTTCTTTTTCTGCTATTTTAGGAATATACATATTTAGCAATACATTTAAATCCGCCACTATTAAATCAGATTTAAATTCATATAATCCTGATAACTCTTTTAAAATGTATTGTTTGTCAAAGTCGCTAAGGCTAAATACTAATCTCCAAATGCTGTCTTGGTTATAAGTTAAAATCTTATAGTGCATAACTTCCATTGTGATGTTTTCCTCAAGAAATCTATCATGTGCTTTTATAAGACTGCCAAGAGGTGTTAATTTCTTCCCATTACTTAACCCTGTTAATTTAAGCCAGCTTTTTAAAACTTTTACTTGATTGGCTGTTATTCCTAATTCTTCTGGCTTTAAGTTGTTATATTTAAGACCTTTTGCTAGGTGTCTTAAGTTAAAAGCTCCATAGTTTTTCATCACAATTCCCCATACCAGCACCAAGTATCTTTAGACCATGCTAATAAATCTAAATATTCTTGTGCTTTGTTATACGTAGAAAATATCTTGTTGTTTTTTTCTACATATCTATTGCCTTCTAATTCTGAACCAATATCTTTTGTATATACTGTATATTGGTTATTTTTTAATTGATGTACATAGTAAATACGCTTTCCGTCTGTGTATTTATCGCTTTTAACCACGTAAAATCACTCTTTCTACCTGTCCTTGCGTAAAGTTTATACTCCGCCATTTTTTGTATATATACCATGTTGGGGTAATAAGCCTTTACTATTCCATAACTTAATCCTGTCTTTTGTGATATATCTCTAAATTTACAAATAAAATCATTACCTCTTCTTATTTTTAATTTTCTCTGTTCTATTATCTCCTTTCTCTTCTTTAAAAATTCTCTTAACATCTTATTTTTTCTCAATCTCTTGCATTCACTTGAACAGCATTTAATACGTGAACTTGTTGTTTTAAATGTTGCACCGCAATATTCACATTTTTTCTCTATTATCTTGGGCTTATACAATTCATTCACCCCAATCTTCTATTACCTCTGGTACATCTATATTTTCCAAAGGCTTTCTATATTTACTCTTTTTAAACTTCTGATACTGGCTATCTATTCTGTACATGGTTATTCTTTGTACCCTGCAACATTCATAATAGCCACCATTATCTGCCCAGCCATAGCCATCATATATACTATTTTTGTCTATTATGTAGCCTTTTGGGGCTTTTTTTGTTGCCATGTTCCACCATCTATTATTTTTTATAACTTTGGTGGTTACTAATGGCATTTTTAAATTCTTAGATGCACAAAATCTTTTCTTATGCACCTTTTCTTTTCTGTAGAATTGTTCTCTACTATTTTTAATCAAATATGAAGCAAGCTTTTTGTATTCCCCACTGTAATCTAAATGTCTTATCGTTACTCTTGGGTATTTACATTCTTCTGTACCAACTATTCTTTGCCATGCTTTAGTTAGTACATCAGTATCGTGCTTGTTCATCACAATATGAAAGTGGATCATACCTTTTTTTGTGATGCCAGCCACGTAAATATACTTGAGCTTCTTTTGCTCTCTTTTGTATATTCTTCTCACTGTGTCCAGAAATGTATTTATATTTTTTCTGGCCACATCTATATCTATTTTTTTATGTGGTGGATAATTTAGCGTTAAGAATAAATCTCCACCTTCAAAATTTTCATTTAATTTGTATCGGCAGATACGCTCTGCTTTTTTGTCTTGGTAACGCAACTGCTTCAACGGTGTTTTACCTAGTGCAGGGCCATTAGGTATATTCTTTCCATATCTGCCACTATAGTATTGGAACTGGTCTATATAATTTTTTCCATATACCTTTTTCTGCACTAGTGCCATATTTCTAAGCCTCCTTGTTTTTATTTTCCTGTTAAAATAATACCTTTAGCAGGTCCACAAAACGCTCCACCGAACGCTTAAAAAATTGACACCTAACCATTATTGATATATAATTTAATTAAACTTTATATGTGGTTAGTTTTAAGCCCTTAGATTATTCGCAGTAACCTAAGGGCTTCGCCATTTTTTTAAGCCAGTAAACGTTTTGTGTTTATTGGTTTTTTTATTTCATAAAATCTTTAATTTTAATTACGATTTCTTCTTCATTCTTTTTTAAATCAGGAAGAATTACATATTTTTCAATTGTTTCTTTTTCTTTGTATTTTGCTTTAACTTCTAAGTATATACAATCATCTTTAACTTCATAAAAATGATCGCCTTCACAACCAAAATCATTTAATTTATATACAATGTTTTCATCTTTTTCGTTTATTCTTGAACATCTTAAATCTGCTTTATCATTAATCATTTTTATAAGTAAATTTTCTTCACTATTTTTAACCATTACATATTCGCCATTGATTAATTTTCTTAAAGCTTCTCTAAAACTAATTTCTTTCATATTGTTTTTCCCCAATCTTTCTATTATTTGTCTAAAACTTTCATCTTTCATTTATTTACCTCACAATCTTTTCTATAAGAGCTGGTAAATCTATGCCATGCTCTTTTTTTATTTTTATTAAATCTTCATCTTTAAAATCTATAATTTTAGTTTTTTCATCACCTTCATATGCATATTCAATGCTTATGAAGTCTATTCTTTTCTTTACATCTGTCATGTAGCTATCTTCTGGTTTAAGTAATGAAAATCCAGCAGTATGATTTAAATTACTCACATCAGCTATACAATCACCTTTTTTAACAAATTCTGTTAAAAATCCAGAGCTGTTAGCATGTATAATTGTTCCTCCATTGTGTAATATTTCTAAAGCCTTATAAAAATCAATTCTTTTTAGCATCTTTATTTTTCCCCTTTCCTTTCTTTGTGCATCCCTAAAGACTCTATGGCAAATAGTATTGCCCCTTTAGTTGTTATTTTCTTTAGGTCTTTAACTTTTAACATCTTTCCCCAACCTAGTCTTTTATATAGCATTTACATTTTTCCCAATTCTTTTATATTTTTTTACCAACTCACAAAAATCTTTTGTTATTTCAAGAGCAATAGGTATTTGCTCTTTAATCATTTTTGGCATACTTTCAAGTTCTAACGAACTTTTTATAACGCAATTTAAAGCGTTTCTATATTCTGGATTATTTATATTAATCTCATAATCCAAAAGTATTTTATTTGACTTTTTAACAAAAATTTTATGTGGTTGTAATGGCTTATAAACTATAGCTATGTGATTTTCTTTTTGTTCTAAAATTAATTCTTTTATCAATTCCTTTTTTACTTCTTCACTAATAGAACGCTTCAACTCATCAATATCAACACTATATGCCATTTCATCACCTTCTATTTTTAATTGATGCCATACTGTATAGACATCTTCTTTAATACTGCTATTGCACTATTAATAAGCCTGGCATCTTCCTCGATAATATCGAGTTTATTAATTTCTTTTATTTTGTTTTTATTTAATCCAGCTTTATAAGCTCTTTCTTTCTTGTTTTTTAATCTTATATTCAAATTGCAATGTGCTTCATTTTCCAGACGCTCATAAAATTCATGTCTTATCGCTTGATATGGATTTTCCATATCTAAGCAAGGATAATATTTTGCAATTTTTCTCGTTACTGAACCAAAATATAGACGCCAATTACTGGCGTTTATTTGTTCGAGTTCTTTTATCTGCTCAATATTAGATTCAATCTTAGCAAGACGATTAGAATGTTCTTCTAATCGTTTTTGCTGTTCTTTCATCAACTTGATTGATTGTTCAAGAATATCGAGCTGTGTTAAAGGTTTTTGCTGTTGCATTAACAACTGTTTTTCCATCTGCTCAAATTTTGTTACATATTCAGCAGTGAATAATACACCTTTTTCACCCGTTAACTTATTTGCGACCATGTCGCAACCTTTACGAGTAAGATTGTAACAAGGTCTAGTTTCTCTTTTACTATCTACATAACTTGATTTAATAAAGAAATCTAACGAACGCAATTTTGCGTTGGTTAAAATTTGTACATAGCCATCAATACTACGCATTAAATCTGCATGACGTTTTCCAATCATTTCAGCCACCTGACGACTATCTACATAAATTTTCCCATTTTCATTAATTAGTTGTAATTCGTTCATCTTTATCCCTCCCCTATATTGAGCAGTACACACCCAGCAAGCATTTTTAAATCATCTATAATCATGAATTTTTTTACTTTTTAGAGGTCGTGGCAGTTGCTTACTGGGTTTGTACTGCCCAATATTTTTATTAATTTAGCCATAGTTATTTAAATATGTTGTATAATGTTTATACAAAGTTTCCTTTATTTCGCAAGTAGATATATAACTCATCTTAATCATCTCTCTATATATCTACTTGCATTTTTTATTTTGTTTTTAAACCTCATTTTTAATTAACTAGCAATTTTATCTTTAATTACATCAGATATACATGCACCATTTGAAATTACATATCCTTGCATTATCCAATAAATCTGTTTTTGCTGTTCTTCACTTAATTTACTAAAAAGTTCTAAAGCATCTTTATTTCTTTTATCTATTTCTGTCATATATATTCCCCTTTCACAGAAAGTAAATTATTTTATTTTTAACCTCTCCGCAATTAAATAATATCATTTTGAAATTATAATGTCAATATTTAATTGCGGAGCAATTAAATTTATGGTAATATCTATATGGGAGGTATTAATATGGAAAAAATAAATGAACGAATAAAACAAATAAGAAAAACACTTAATTTATCTCAAGCTGCTTTCGGTAAAAAAATTGATGTTAGTTCTTCAGCAATAGGCTGTTGGGATATTGGTATACGACAACCAAAACCTATCCACATTTCAGCAATTTGCAATATTTTTAATATAAATGAAGAATGGTTATTACATGGAACAGGAGAAATGTTAAAAAAAGACATTGATAATAATCCTGCTTTAACACAAATAGCTAAAGAATATAATTTAACTTCAACACAAAAAAAAT